TGCATGGATTTCGGGCTGGCTGAACAGGTGATAATGGGATAATGGGACTTATATCAGTAATGACAACAGTGGCGAGTGTAAAGGGGTTCATTGACGGGGTTGCGGCCGCGGCCGGATGGCTGAAGAACAGAAAAGCCGTGTGGCTGGCATTCCGGGCAATACTGAATTTCATACGGCTGTTCGGTGTAATCCTGCTGTATGCCGGGGTGATGTTCCTGCTGTGGCTCAAAACCAAAAACACTGTCTACAAATGGATGATTATGGATATGTTTTTTGTTGAGAAGCTGGGTTTCAACGGTATTCTGAACCTGGTCAACTTCATGTATTTTCTGATGTTCACCACGGTTGCGGCGACTTATTACAAGACCCGGCATGACTATCGGCGGCATCTGTTTGAAGTGCTGAAAAAATCGCTTTCCCTGCCGGTGACTGTCCACAGTTCCGATGAATCGGAAAAGGTCATGCAGTTTCTTGTTGACGAGAACAGACACCCGGTTGTGATGACCGACCCTGAATTGCGGGTAATCCGGATCAACACGGCTCTGAAAAAGCTGTGCATGAAACACGGAATCCAGGTGACTTTGCTGGGCAGCCTGCTGATGTCGGGGATTACGGTCATGTCGCCTGAGTCAATCCAGGAGTTCTTCAACATCATAAGAGACGGAAAAGGAAAGTATGAAAGAAAAGAATGTCTGATAATCGGACGCATGAAATTCACCTGCGACACCCGGAAAATCCCTGTGACAAACGGAGTAATACAGATACTTTATGAAATCAGGGTTCTGGAAACGCAGGTGTTAGGGGCAAAGGCATGAAATACAGACTGAAAGAAAACTGTGAGACATTCACAGAGGTTGACGGAAGATTTGAGGGGCGGAAGTATGAACACGGCAGGAGTTATGACGTGTCTGAGATTCCGTCTTATTTGACTGACAAGTTTGAGGAAGTCCGAAAGCCGGAAGTGACACCGACACCGGCAGTTGAGGACGGGGAGAAAGAAGATTATGAGATCATGGAGAGCTACTGATGATTTGGTTGCAGTCTCCGCAAACAGCCGGGAGACTGCAATCAACACAGAACAGACGCTTGACACAAGCCTTCTTGTGGGTTCCGGCACGGTGATCAATATTGAGCCGAGGCGGGAAGACAACAAGGACGAAATGTCGGGAAACGAGGAACCCAGCACTGTCTATGACATGGGGCAGACTGCAAACACAAGCTTTGCATTTGACAAGATGCAGCCGCAGCATGCAGCGTTCATAATGGCTTTCGGACTCGGCAGCATTGACACAGCAGCAGCAGGCTCAACAGGATATGATCACACAATTACACCCATTGCCGGTGATGTTGATGTGCGGAGATCAAATCCGAGCTTCACCTCTGCAATGAGATTCGGGAAAACAGTTCTGAAAAGGCGTTTTGCCTCATGTTTTGTTTCCGACTTCACCATGACATTTGCAAGGGATGAATGGGTCAAGGCAAGCGCAAACATAAAGGCAACCGGCAAGGTAACTGACAATGTGACAAAAGAGACCGTGACCGCCCTTGACAATGTGACAGAGCTTACACTTGCAGCAAACGGCGTGGAAGGCTCGACAGCAGCGGAAAGGCTTCAGAATATCCAGTATGCGCGTGTGGAACTGACAACAGGAGTATGGACAGAGGTGGAAGTCACGGCAGTTTCAGATGCGACACCGGCAGTGCTGACAATCACTGATCCGGGCGGGTCCGGTGATTCTGTCAGTTATGAAATCATATATATTCCTGAAGAATCAGGATGGATGACTTTTCCTTCACGGGTGACTGAGACACCTCTCAGAGTTTCCGAAGTGTCCCTGAATGTCGGGGGTTCCTGGAGCGGTTCAGCCTTTTCAGGCGGAAAAACAATGAGGTGTGAAGCTAAACAGGTTGAATGGAGTTTCAACAACAACCTGAATGTGGAGTTCTGTTTCGGAGAAGCGGGGAATTATGCAGGCAGAGCCTTCAGGGACGGACGCACACAGACCCTGAAGCTTGACCGGGAGTTCCGTGATTTCCTGATGCAGCAGCATATATCCGACAATGATCAGTTTGCCGTGCATATCAAGGCTGAGGGAGCGGAGTATGAGGCGGGACACAAGTACACTGTGGAACTGATATTCCCTCTGGTGCAGGTGCTAACAGCACCCATCAGCGTTGACGGGAAAAGGCTTTCTGAAAGCGTTGAGCTTACTGTTTTGCAGCATGGGACATACGGAAGTGTGATAGCAAAGGTTAAAAACAAGGTTGCAACTTATGCAGCGTAACAAAAACCTTGAAGGTTTCCAAAACCTTCAAGGTTTGAAAGGATTTTTATGGCACGAAGACAGTCTGAAGAACTGAACACCTTAAGGCTTTTTGACAATATATCGGGCTCAAGCATAGAGCTTTATTACAGGCTCCCGACCACAGAGGAGCGCAATTCATATGCCAATTTTGCGGTGCAGAGAAAGGGACGGAAACAGAAGCTTGACTTCCGTGTTCCCGAAGCCCAGATAAAATACGGGGCAAAGATTCTTGAGGGGATACGTGAGGGTGATTTTGAGATTCCTCTGAACAGCCATCCGAACATGGGCAACCTGGACAGGAATGAAAAATATGTCACCATATCAAGTGACCAGTCAAGCCCGTTCTTCCATGAGAAATGGAAGGATGTCGTGCTGCAAGTCGGAGCCGATCTGGTTCAGGCTCTTGGCAGGCATGTTTTTGAGGCTTCTGCCGAGGAAGAGGATGACCAGGACTGATTTCTGAAGATTTCGAGGCGGTTAAAAAGGGGCTGTGCACGGATGAAGAGTATAAGAAATGCGAGAGGGAATATGGCGATTTGCTTGACTGGACATGCAGCCAGTGCGAGAAAAAGAAGTTCGAGCATCTTCATTCGTACACACACAATCTTATCAGGCTTCGGAATCTTCAGAAAGCAGGGTATCCTCTGAAGGCGAATGACTTGACTCTGGAGATGTGGGAAGACCTGGGACGGCTCAATGATTTGCTTGAAGCTCCCCAGTTCTGCCCGTTTATGCAAAGTAAAAAAATGAATGGTGAATTATGAATGGTGAATTATGGAAGGTTCTGGCGATTCTCATGTTTTTCGCTCTGTCAGGCTCAGGCTGCACCCTGGCACACACGTCACCGGCGGGGGTGACAAGTATAACAATGACTCCTGCTGATGCGGCGGCTCTTTACAAGATGGCAATGACCAGGGCGGTTAATCCGCAGCGGACATACACAACCTCAACAGGAGTTGTAATCAGAATCAGATGAAAAAGATTTTCATCATACTTTTCTGGAACAAAGCGTATAAATGACAGACTTCAGATTCACACAGCCTGAACGCATCTGCCCTGAAATAAAAAGGGCGGTTGACACAGTGCGAAATTCAGGCATGGACAGAGAAGACAGAAATGCTGTCTGCGGAGTGCTGCTTGAGGCAAGAAAGACAATAAGCACGCTCCGCAACTGTGTTGCGGAACGGGAATTCATTCTGAAAAATGGCAAACACCGGCACAATAGAACTCAGGATTGAAGTTGACACAAGAGACGGATCCGCCCGCATAAGAAAATTCGGGACAGACACCGAAGATTCCATGCGGAAGGCTGAGAAAAGCGCGTCTGCGTTTTCAGGCACTGTCGGCTCGATGGTCAAGGCAATAGGCGGGCTTGCTGCCGCATACGTCTCTTTTCAGACACTTCAGGCAGCCATAACAGAGACTGTCCGCATCGGTGCGGAGTTTGAGCAGACAATGGCAACCGTGGGCGGTGTCATGCGTGCCACAAGTGATGATTTTGCCAGGCTTGAGGCTGCTGCAAAAAAAGCCGGGGCAGAGACGGAATGGAGCGCAACACAGTCTGCCGAGGCATTAAAATACATGGGCATGGCAGGCTTCAATGCGGGGCAGGCTGTCGAGGCTCTGCCGGGTCTGCTTGACCTTGCAACTGCCGGGCAGCTTGATTTGGGAACTGCTGCGGACATTGCAACGGATTCGCTCACTGCAATGGGAATGGGTGTCAGTGAGCTTACACGGTTCAATGACGTCCTGGTGGGAACCATCACCAGGACAAACACGGACATCCAGAAGATGGGTGAATCCCTGAAATATGTTGCTCCGGTTGCCCATAATTTCGGTCTGGACATTGAGACAACCAGCGCACTGCTGGGCACAATGGCAAATGCCGGAATCAAGGCAAGTGACGCAGGCACGGATTTGCGCCAGGCTCTAATGAGAACAGCGGATGCGGCAAAGGCTCTCGGAATCGAAGGGGCTTCTTTCACCGAAGTTCTTAAAGCGGCTAAAGAGGCTCAGTGGGACGCAAACAAGGTCAATGAGGAATTCGGCATGATTGCCAGCAAGAGCGTGCTGGTTCTCATGGAGAATATTGACGCATATGAGAAGCTGAACACAGAACTGAGAGGCGTTGACGGAGAATCAAAACGGCTTGCAGACACAATGCGTGACACTGTTGCAGGCAGTTTCAAGGGGCTTCAGTCTGCTGTGGAGTCCGTTGCCCTTGAGGCATTTGACATGTACAAGGGAAGCCTGAAAGAGGCAATCGTTGACACTACACAGTTTGTCCGTGATCACAAGGACACCATCCTGGCTGTTGTTTCCGCCCTTGAAATCGCAGCGCAGGCAGTGACGGCTTATGTGGCTGTGATGGTCACGCTCAAGGGCGTCACCATAGCATCCACAGCAGCAGTCACGGCATACAATGTTGCGATGGAGCTTGTGGCAACATATACCACATCAGCAGCAACAATCACCGAAGTTTTAAACGCCCGACTCCAGACAACTTCCGTTTCCGCCCAGCTTGCTGCCGGAAGCCTTACCAAAGTTCAGCTTGCCCTTGGAGTAATCGGGGCGGCAATCGCCGGGCTTGCCATGACTCTGTAATGCGGGGATTCATAGAATTCAAAGCCGCTGCCGTTCTTGTGTGGGAAGGAATAAAAGCTCCGTTCATCGCCATGATCAGTGAAATGCAGAAAGCCTATGCAAAGTTCATTGATTTCCAGGCTTCAATCCTGGAGAAAATCCCCATAGACAAATTCCAGGAACAGGGCGCAGCCCTTCGGAGCATAGCAAAGGAATACAGAAGCAATGCAGACGCATCAAAGACTTATGCCCAGCGCACAGCGGAAGTGATTGCAGAGAAGGAAAGGGAAGTCGCGCAGCACAACGCAGCGATTGAGGCAATCCGCCAGGAGCATGTTGAATTCGGAAGGGCAGAGGACGGACTGAAATCCCTTGCCGACACTGAAAAAGACTATGCTGCCGCAATCCAGAATGTCGGCAGTGTAAGCTCCGAGGTGACAGTCAAAATCGTAGAGGCTGAAAAGACAGCAAACACAAAGATAGCGGCATCCCATGCAGAGCTTACCAAAAAGCAGACTGCGGAAATAAAGAAACGTCAGCAGGAAGCGGAAAAAGCGGCAAAGGAAATGGAGAGGGTTCAGACCGAATTTGCCGACAAGTTCAATGAGACAACGCTTTCCGGCTTTGACTTCAGGCTCCAGAAGCTCAATGAGGAGCGGGACAGGTTCAAAGCCGCAAAGGTTGACGGCATCAAACTCCAGGAG